ATCTGTTACAAAACCAACAAATATATCTTCATAATTAGAACCACCGTCTGTTGTTGCGTCAACGTGTAACACAATTAACGGTTCAATACCCGGCGAATAAGGACTTGACGTATTAGTATTTTCGTATTTTCTAGCATTATTTAACAGTCTTACGGTTGCAAAACCTGTTGAAAAGCTGTCTAAATCTCTTGATCTACCACGATTAACACTAACACTTTGCACGTCTGTTGTTACATCTGTTAAAGTTACTGCACCACCAAGTTGACCTGTATCTAAAACACCACGTACTAGATCGTCTAAGGTAAATTCGTTTGCAGTAAACCCAATGCGTACACGTACTGTTGGTTTAGCCATTAGTTAAGATTTATTGTACGACTTAGATTGCCGTTAGTTTTTTCATATCTTTTAAGTGCTTCAACTACTTTATTAGCTGCGTCTTGTTCGTTACCAACGTTACCGTTAAAGTTTATTGTTGTTTCGCCAAATCTACTTGCACCACCCATTGCACCTGCTGTTGCTAATCCTCTTGCTGCATTTGCATTTCTATCTGCTGCTTGTCTAGCGTTAAAACCTGCTAAAGGATCTACTACTTTTGGTGGTTTACTTGTTATTTTGTCGCCACCTGTGTCAATGCCCATATTATCTAACGCACTTTCAACATTTTCAGCTGTTGTTTCAGTTAGATCAGCTACTTTGTCAAATGCTGCATTCATTTTACCGTCGCCTAAAGCAAGTAATGCGTCATTGTATCGTTCCTGTGCTTCTGCTAATGCAATTAACACGTCAATATTATTTTTACTAACTTTGTTTAATTCATCTTGTCTATCTTTTACTCTTTCGGTTAATTCTACTTCACGAAGTCTTAATTTTTCTTTTTGTTCTAGTAAGTCTGTTATCTTTTCTTCAACACGTACAGCTTCTTCTTTAGCTTGTAATAATGCACGTTCTGCTTCCTCTACGTCATTATTGCTACCAGTAGCTTCATTATTTAATTCATTTAAACGTTCTCTAGCTATTGCAAGTTCAAGTGTTTTAATTTCTGATCCGTCTTGTGCTTCTATTAACTGGTTTACGGCTTCTTCTTGTCTAAGTATTGCTAAACGTTCTTCATCAGTTACTTTTGCTGCTTCAACTTTAGCTTCTGTTAAATCTTTTTCTGCTTGTTCTATTGCACTATTTGCGTCCTCTAGATCACGATTACTACGTTCTATGTCATCATCTATGTCAAGTAAATCTTGACCTGCTTCAATTAAATCTGTTTTTGCCCTTGTCAACGCTTTAGTAGCGTTTTCTTCTTTTTCTTGTATTGCTATAATTCTATTTCTTGCACTTACCAATGCTGACAAGTTAGGTAATAATTTGTTTTGTATTTCTTCTGCTTGGTTGCGTATAGCGTCTGTATTAGCTTGATTTGTACGGATTAAGTCGCCAATCATATCATCTTCGTTTTGTACTTCAACTTGTAAGTCGTTACTAGCTTTTATTCTGTCTTTATGTTGTTGCAAGTAAAAAGCGTCCATTGCTATTGATCTTGCCATTTGTATTTCTAATGCCTTTTCTTTTGCAGTTAGTTCTTTAGTACCAAAACTTGTATTTTCTAATGCACCAGTCAAATCTTTATTTGTGCCAATATAATCGTGTGTAAAACTGTTTAGTTCGCCTGTTTCGTCTGTCAATGCTTCATATACACTAACTGCACCCTCTGCACCTATAACAATTAAATCTAACGATTTGGCTAATATTGCAAATCCTTTTTCTAATAACGGTAAAAGAACTGGTGCAAGTATGTTAAATATGTCAACAATTCTTTGTATAACTGGTGCTATTTCTTTCATTACCGGGGTAAGTCCAGTACCAAGTGAAGTAATTAATTCGCTAAATACTGGCATAAGTTCCGTTGCTATTGGCAACAACTCATTACCCATTTGTACTTGTAATTCTTTTAATTCTGCTTGTACACGCCTACTTGCGTTAGCGAAACCGTCTTGCGTTCTATTTAGATCGCCTTGCTGAACTGTTGTTTTTTCTAATAATAATTCGTAAGTTGCTAATGCTTTTTCTTGTTTTGTTAGTTCTGCTGCTGATGTTTTACCAGTCATTGCAAATGCTTTTGTCTTTACATCAGCTTCAAGTATCGCAATACCGTATGTTTTCAAACTCTCACGTTCGCCCAATAGTGCTTTAGTAAATGCTTCTAATACTGGTTTTGCACCACCTTGAACGTTACTAAAAGAAGCTACGTCCCCTGCAAGTGTTGCTAATTTTGTTGAAAGGTTTGCTGATCCCTCTGCTGTAAAGTTAATACCTTGTAAAACTGCACCAGATGTTGCTAATAATTGTTTTAATTCAAACGACGCTAAACCTGCTTTATTAGCAAATTCTTCTACAAACTTACCTGTATCTTGTGCTGCTTGACCAAATGTAGTTTCAAATGCTGCACCTGCTTCTTCTGCGTCTGACGCTACTGTTAGTGCCTTTGCACCCATTGCAACTGCTGCTGTGCCAACAACTGCAAAACTTTGTGCAGCTGCTACCCCTACTTTGCCTATACCTCTACTAAATTTACCTAAAGCTGTATCTGATTTACGTGTTGCACTTATTAAACTTTTTGCGTCCCCAATAAACGCGTACCTTAATCTTTTTTCCCCCATATTATGCTGCCCTTGTTATCTTGCCTAAAACTCTTGTATTGTCTGTTGCAAATCTAATTGGTATATTTACAACTTTATTCATTTCCATTTGATCTTCTATTGCTTTAAATACACGATCTAAATATTCATCAGCTATTTTTGGTAAGGCGTTTTTAATTGTTTTACCAACAACATAACCACCAAAACCAGTTCTAAATGCTTGATCCCCTACAAATGTTCTATATAATCTACCTGCACCCGGTCTTGAATTAGGTAATCTACCTAAGTCTTTTTGTCTATAATATCTAAATTTATCGCCATTTTTTCTATTTACTGGGACTGGTTGAAATATACGACCAAGTTCTAAAGAAAGAACTGCGTCGTTTTTATGGCCTTGTAGTTCAATAGACGCTTGGTTTTGTCTTGCACGTGCTTTAATGCCACGTACTGCACGATCTCGCCTATGTACTGGACGACCACCTACGGTTTGACGCTTACCTAATTTTATAGCGTCATTACTTACTTCTTTTGCAATTTCAATATTTACACGTCGGATAGTTTTATTTATCTCTTTATCTAGTGTTTTAAATTGTCTTAGTAAGTCATTTAGACCAGATACACCTAATGCACCTGTTACGCCTATTGTCCTTGCTTTTGCTATCGCCATTAATTCCTATTTTCTATTTCAACTACTAATGCGTTTATTATTCCAATATCGCTATTAAGCAACTCATTGGGACTAATCCCGGTTGCTAGACTTAGTTGCGCAATAGAAGTTAGGATTGAACTTTTGGGGTATCACTAGAAAATTCCTTTATGGTTTTAACCTCGGCTAAAAATCCGTCAAAGTCTTTAGTTTCCCCTTTTCGTTTAGCACCTAGCCAAGCCAAATAAGCAGCGTGTTCATACTTTGCTTCTTTGGGATCAGCTAAGGCACTAAATCCTACATCAAATTGTCTTTCAAACTGAACTAAATCTATTGGTCTAATATCAGCTTCTATTTTTTTCCCGTCTTGGTACTCTATTTCGTAACCACCGTTCATAGTGTGTACTCCTTTTACTAGCTTGTCGCTCTAGTAATTGTACCACTTGTTGGGAATGTAACAGACATAGTTGCTAATTCCCCTACACCGTTAGCTACTGGTGCGTGTGAATTAACAAGTACAGATCCCGAATAAGCCGGGTTAGTTGAACTTGTTGATCCTGCGTCTGCTTTTACAATAAATGCAGTTGTAGAACCTAACAATGGGAACAATGTAGCGTCAACTTCTGATGAAGCGAAATCCTGTTGAAATTCAATAGCAAGTGAACCGTCTTTAAGTCCCCCTGTTCTTGAAACGAATGTATCGCCCATTGCAGTTGTAACTACTTCGTCTGCTGTAATGTCTAATGTTACGCTTTGTACGTGGTCTGATAAGTCCACGCTGTTTAATGTAACACTAGCGTTATTTAATACAAATGTTGCCAATGTAACTCCTTTCAAACTTAATTGTATAAGTTAATAAAGAAGTGTTGTTGTGTGTGTTATTCTATTTGTTAGTTGCCAAAAATTTCTATAAACATTTTTTTGTGTATTTCATCAGCCCATTTATCAAATTTATTTTTACAATCATCACACGTATAATATCTTGTATTTGGCAAGTATCTTTTTTGTTTATCCCAATATAGTTTTACCCATTGATCGCCACTTATTGTTAGTCTATGGTCTTTGTTATTTCCTACTATTGTATTTGTACAACCTTTAGTGGTTGGTTTTACGCCGTGACATTTCCATAGTTTTTGAATTTTTGACAATTTTCACACTCCTATTATTTTGTCTATTTTTTAATATTTGTACGCTGACATATAATTGTTAATAGCTTCTACATAGTTGGAAGTATCTGCACCATTACAATTTGCTGTATGATGTCTTTTTGTTTTTTCTTTAATATTGTTTGCAATCATAAAATCTTTGCAAACAAACCCACATATTTTACATTTATTTTTTATTTTTTTCAAAATCACTCCTATTTTGTTTTTTACGTTATTTAATTATATCACATTAAGTGACGAAAATCAAATCGGCTATTCTATGCCGATAGTTGCGTGAATACCAAAACTAGGATTAGTACCAGTTATTGTATAATTTAGTCGCCAATATTGGTCGGTTACTGCACCTGCAACTGATTTAATTTCTGAACCTATTGCTGTTAAAGCTGTAAATGTTGCACGATCTGTTGCACTTGTAAAATCTGAATTG